GCGTACGCCGCCGTCGGCGCGGCTGCGCGCGTCGTGCGCAAGGCGGCGCAAGACAACGTGCTTTCGTACCTGCATGTCCGCAGCGGCGCGCTAATCGGGAACATCGCAATTGTTCGCAAGCGCGGTAGCGGCGAATACTATAAATACGAAGTCGGCGTCCGGCACGGCAGCATTAAGCAAATCAAAGACGACGACGATCCGTTCTATTGGTGGTTTCATGAATTCGGCTACCGCGCGCGTAACGGTAGCGAAGTGCCGGCGCGGCCGTTTCTGGCGCCCGCGTTAGTCGAGTCGCGAAACGAAGCGCTTGTGATTATGGGCAAGCGCTTGCAATCGCGGCTTCGTAAATTCTCGCTGGTGCCGACATGAGTTATCCCGTCGGCGTCGCGTTGAAGGCCGCGCTAGACGGACTCGTCGCGGGCCGCGTCTATCCGGTCAATCTTCCGGATGCGCCGTCGTATCCGTGCATTCGCTTTGCCGTCGTCGGCAGCGCGCCGGAAAACACGTTATGCGGCGAAGCCGATTTAGTGCTCTGGCGCTACCGCGTCGACGTCTACGCGCCGACCGTCAAAGAGTGCGCGCAAATCGCGTACTCGGTTAAAGCCGTAATGCGGCGCTTTGTCTTCCGCAATACGGTCGCGAGCGAGCTTGACGGCTACGAGCCGGAAACGCGCGAGCTTCGCCGCATGCTGGATTTTCACATTTGGGAAAAGCAAGGGACCGCCCCGACGGTCCGCTCGACCGCGCGCGCCGGTATGCGCGCAATCCTCTAGGAAAGACAAGGGGCAATCATGGATTCTACCTTTACAAGCGAAGCTCTTTCGTCGCAAGGCGTCGAGCTTCGCGTCGGCGATCAACCGTCCGACGATACCGGCCCGACGTCGGTAACGATCACGACGCTATCGAAAACGAACCCGTCTACGCTCGTCGCGTCCAGCATGACGGGACTAGATACCGGCTTGCCCGTCGCATTCTCGGGCACGTCGAATGCCGACGTTGACGGCAAGTCGTTTGTACTCGGCGCGGAAAACGCGTCGCCGGCTTCGTTCGACGTGACCGGCCTTAACGGTACCGGTTGGGTCGCCGACATTGCGGCCGGCAAGGTGACGCCGGTAACGTGGCTCAACCTTTGCGAGACGAAGACGTTTACCGGCTTCGACGGTCAAGCGTCGGAAATGGACGTAACGACTCTTTGCAGCGTCGCGAAAGAGGTACGCGTCGGTCTGCAAGATTACGGCAATTTTAACTTTACGATGAATTACGTTCCGTCCGATCCGGGCACCATGGAAATGCAAGAGGCGAAGGCCGAAGGCAAGCCGCGTTGGTTCCAATTGGACTTGCCCGACGATCAAGGCCAATGGGTATTCCAAGCCTATGTGCGGCAAATGACGATCGCGGGCGGCGTCGATCAGCCGCTTACGACGAACGTTGTACTTCGCATTACCGGCGCCCCGGTCTTCATTCCCGGCGCAGGCGCGGCAGGCGCAGCGGCAGCGGCAGCGAACGAACGCGCTTACGCTGGACGTGATCGCGAGCACGAACGGATGGCCGCATGAATCTACGCGACGCGTTGCTAGCTGCAATTAACGCGCCGCCGGTAGCGGTCAACGTCGACGGTTTCGAGCAACCGGTATTCATCCGGCCTTTGTCTTATCGCGAAGTCGTCCAGCAACAGGACGATACGAAAGACGATAAAGACCGGATCGCACTTGCGCGCGGCTTTTGTCGCGTCGTCGTCAACGCGGACGGTACGCGTTGCTTCGACGTCAACAATCCGCAGGACGTGCAGAGCGCAGCCGATTTGCCGTGGCCGTTGATGCAAGCCGTACTAGCGGCGTCTGCAAAGCAAAACGGATTGATTGCGACAGACGAAAAAAAAGTCTGACGCCGTCACGGCGGTTTCTGTTTCGCTTGGCGCTAGCGCTCGGCCGTACCGTGAGCGAGCTAGAGAATTCGCTTACGGCTGTCGAATTCGGCGAATGGGCCGCGTTCGCAGCCGATGAGCCATTCGGCGATTTACGCGCAGACCTACGCGCGGGCATCGTCGCGTCGACCATCGCCCGCACGATGGGCGGACGCGCTAGCGCCAAGCCTACCGATTACATGCCGTTTCTAGAGCGCGCGCAGCAAGCCGAGCGCGCAGCGGCGCCGCCGGTTAGTCGAGCGCGTGCGCTGGCCGATCAAGTTAACGCCGCGTTTCTTACCGCGTCGTCGCGACTGCCCCGGCATGTCGTCGTGCGTCGCACGCCGTCAAAGGCGAAAGGCTAGACGATGGCTTCGCTCGGCTCTCTCTTCGTCGATCTTGCGCTAAACATCGCCGGCTTTACTGACCCGCTGACGAAGGCCGGGCATCAAGCGGAAGCGTTTGAGAAAAAGCTAAACCAAACTTTCCGCAGCGTCGCCGAGGGCGCGCTCGTCATGGCGGGCGCGTTCGTTTCCGTACAGGCCGTCTTTCAAACGTTCGGCGCGGCGACGAAGGCAGCGGCCGAGCTTGAAAACCTGCAAACGATTACCGGCGATACCGTCGAAGCGCTCGGCGATCTGGTCTTCGCCGGGAAGCTCTACGGCTTGCAAGCGGAGGAAATGCTAAAGCTAACCAAAGAGCTAGATAAATCGCTCGTCGAAGCGTCAAACCCGATGAGCAAAACGGCCGAGCTATTCAAGCTAATGGGCGTCAACGCCAAGGCGCTTGAATCCATGAATTTCAATGAACGTCTCGCCGCGCTCGCCGAGACGTTTAACAAAATGCCGGACGGTCCGACGAAGACCGCGCTTGCGCTAGAGCTATTCGGCAAGGCCGGGCAAAAAGCAATCGGCATGATGCGCGAGCTTGCCGACAATACCGCGCTTACGAATACCGTTAATGAGCGCTTCGGCCGCACGACGCAAGAGCAAATCGAAGCGGCCGAGAAGCTTGAAAAGCAATTGATCGTTTTGCGCGAGTCGGGCATACGCGCCATGCAACCGGCGATTGCCGGCGTTGCGACGGCGCTTGAATCGCTCAACATCGCGCTAGGCGCGTTCGGCAATAGCGGCAAGTCGGCGACGTCGGCCGGCCAATTGATTGAGCTTGGCGCAAAGCATATTTCGATCGCGATTATCGAAGTCGAATACTGGATTAATAAAGTAATCGTCCGCATCGAATCGCTAGCCAAAGTCGCCGACGCATTTAAGACCGGCGGCGGCGTCGTCAAGACGCTTGAAAATATCGCGCGCGCTGCCGTCGAAGCAGACATTAAATTGGCGTTGCTGAATAGCGACCGGCTGAAAGCGCTCGCCGACGTCGCCGACGCTGGAAAGCCGATCGTAAAGAAAGTCGATCCGGACGCCGACATTAAAGGCGCGGCGGCGTCGGTCGGACAGATGGCCGCAATTCAAGACGTGCTCAACGGCAAGATGAAGGAAGGCGCCGACGCGGCAAAGAAAGAGGCCGCCGAGATTGCGAAGCTTGCCGAGAAGTGGAACGACATACTTATTGCGAGCGCGTCCGGATGGGACTCGAAGACCGTTAAAGCGGTCGCCGAGCTTGACGCGAATTGGAAAAAGGCCGGGCTGACTGCCGCGCAATACGCGCAGATTCGACAGTCGATCATTGAGCAAGACCCGAAGCTTAATGCGGCATGGGCTGCCGAAAACAAATTGCTTGCGGAACAGGAAGACGCGCAGCAAGCAAACGTAATCGCCGCGCAAAAAATGGCGGACGCGTTGAAAGACGCGACGGTCGAAACGCTGCGCCAAGCGGACGCCGTCGGGAAAGACGCCTACGCCGTTATCGCGCTGCAAGCCGAATACAAAAAGACGGCGATTGACGCGCTGCCCGGCCTTACCGAAGCCGGCCGCGCGTACATGAAAGGACTCGTCGACTCGGAAGCCGCAGCGCGCAAGCTCTTGCAAGCGCAGCGCGACATGGCGGCCGAGCGCAACGCGCGCAACGCGCTTAACGATGAAGTCGCATTGCTCGGCAAAGTCGGCGTCGAGCGCGAAAAGCTCGCGAACCAATTGCGCTTGCAGCATGAGCTAGACGTCGCGACGACGGAAGACGCAAAGAAACACGCGCGCGCGATGGCCGAGATTGAAGACGCGACTATCGACGCGCGCCAAGCGCAAGAGCAATACACGACGTCGCTCGCCGCGTTTCAGGACATGCTTAAGACGGCCGACGAATACGGCCGTTCGTTTTTTGAATCGCTCGGCGAAGGCATGAAAGGCTTAAGCGATTGGGCAAAGCGCGTCGGCGCCGATCTTAAAAAGTGGCTACTGAATACGCTTTATGAAATGACGGTCCGTAAGTGGGTCGTTAACGCGGTCGCGTCAGTCAGCGCAACCGGGGCCGGCGCGGCTGGCGCGGCCGGCTATCCCGGCGGCGCCGGGGCCATGACGCTAGGCGGGCCGGCTGCGGGCGGCGCGGGCGGCGGCATGGATTACGCAAGCATGCTTTCGGGCGTCGCCGGCTCTGGCTCGACTATCGGCGCCATTGGCCTAGGCGCGACTAACATGCTCGGCCTTAGCGGCGGCGCAGCCGCGTTTACGGCCGCCTACGGCTCTAGCATGGCCGCAGCGACGGCGACGCTCGGGATAGCGGCAGAGGCCGGCGCCGTTGCGGTCGGCGGTACTGCGGCCGTTCTAGGTGCCATGGCGACGATGATTCCCGTTATCGGCGCGATCATCGCGGTTGCCTATCTCGCTTATACGATGCTGTCGCAAGCGCAGGGCGGCGCGAAGGAAGGCGGCTTCGCGACGACGGGCATTCGCGCGGAAGACGTGCCCGGCGGCCGGTACTTTACGCCGGACCATGCCGACAGCGAGATAGCCAAACTTACCGACGGCATTACGCAATCGTTTGAATCGGCCTTCGCCGGACTCGGCGGTAAAGGCGATCAGCGGCTAGGCTTCGCGCTCGGCTATGACACCGACCCGCAAGGCACGGCGCAAAGCCGCGTCTCTGTCGGCGTCTACCGCGACGGCGCGCAAGTGTTTAAACAAGCGGACACGCCGGCCGGCCGCGATGATGAGACGTTGCAAGCCGCGATCACGACGGCGGGCAAGCGCGCGCTTCTCGCCGCGCTGCAAGTGTCCGACTTGCCGTCCGATATTTCGTCGATCCTCAATACGCTAGAGGCCGCGACGGCGACGGACTCCGCAATAGAAAACGTCGTCAATCTTGCGAATTCGTTTCGCGGTCTGCGCGACAGTATCGACGGACTCGCCGATCCGATGGCCGCCGCGACAAAGGGAATCGAAGTCGCCGGCCGTACGCAAATGGAAGCATGGAACGCGCAGCGCGACGCGGTCATGGATTTGGCCGCTAGCACGCCGGGCACGGTTGAAGGAATGAACGCGCTCGCCGCTGCAAGCGACGGTCTGTACCAATCGACGGTAACGCTTCTCGTCGGAATCCTGCAAGCGAAGACCGCGCTATCCGGAATGTTCGGCGATACGAAAGAGAAGATTAAGACTTCGCTTATGTCGCCGGAAGAGCTTTACAAGTATTACGAATCCGGGACCGACAAGCTGTACGCCGATCTTGCGAAGGCGAGCGACCCGGCGGAAATCTCGCGCATTAGCCAAAAGATAAACGACAACGTAAATAAAATGTGGGACTTGTTTACGCAGTCGCCGGAATTCGCAAACATGACGCCGGCCGAGCGGACCGCCGCGCAAAACGATTTTCTAACCAATCTCGACAAGGTTAACGATCTAACCGGCAAGCGGCTTGACGCGGCGGCGAAAGTGATTACCGACGGCGCAGCGGCGGACCGTCTGGAATTGAAGACGCGGCTTGATGAAATTCTAGACAAGGTCAAGCAAACCGGCGTCGACTTTAACCATGGCGCCGAGACGATCAGCAGCGCAGCCAGCCGGGGCGTTAACGTCCATGTCACGGTAGACGATCGCCGGACGTATACGGAAGTCAACGGCGGAACGTACGGCGGCGACTACGGCGGCGGCTCGGGATAGACGATGGACGCCGCCTTACTCGCCGCGCCGGTCACGGCGCCCGGCTACCTAATAGAAATCGGCTTCGATCCGATCCGCCGTTACTCGACGCGCGGACTGCAAGCGTACGCCGGGCAAACGTGGATCGGCGGCGCCGGCTGGACGTACGAAGGCAACGCGCTACGCGTGCCCGGCGGCGATCCTGTCCTAACGCGGTTGATCCTCTCGCAAGGCGTCGTCGGCCGTACTGCGCGCGTCTGGATGTTCTACGGCGATACCGCGCACGACGGGACTACGCAATTAGTCGTCGACGGCTTTTGCGACGGCGCCCCGGCGCTAACGGATTCGATCGTGCTGCCGATCTTTGAAGACGCCGCCGGAATGATGTACGCGCCGCGCAAGCGGCTGCGTCCTGAAACCGGCTTTAACGTTCTGCCGCAGCCGGGCCTAAAGCTTTATTGGAACGGCGCGACCATCGTGCTTAATGACAAATGACCATGATTCCGACGACTCCAATCGGCGAAGCGTTGAGCATTAATCCGTTTAACGGGCGGCCGGTTTTGCTGCCGACCGATCCGCCCGGCACCGTCGGGCCGCAGCCGTTCGCTAACGATCCATGGCCGGCGAATCTGCCGCTTGCTCTGACGACGACGAATCAATATCAAGACGACGTCAAGATAGAGCGATCCGTCGACGGGACCGGCCGCGCTCGCGTCTTCTATACCGCGCCGAAGACGCACATTAACGCGCGGCTCGCGTCGCTGACGCAGACGGAATTTAACCAATTTGAATCGTTCTACCTGACGCATCGCGCGCAAGGCTTTCTCTTGCCGTGGCCGCCGTGCAGCGGCGCGACGCTCGGCGTTATGTTCCTGACTGCGCCGAGCTATACGCACGACGGCAACCATTTGCATACGGTTACGTTTGAGCTAGTCGAGTTTCCGTAATGGCCGAGCTTCGCTCGCCGCCGCCCGCTACGCCGCCGCCGCCGGCCCCTTCCGGCTCGACGCGGCAGACGCGCGCGACCGTACCGCTACCGCCGACGACATGGTCGCCGGGCAATCGCAAGCCGGCCGATTTGGTATGGCCCGGCTGGCCGACCGGATCGCCGCCGCCGCCGACCATCGTAAGGCCGACGCAGCCGAGCGCTAACGCGATCAACAAAGCGGCAAAGACGATCGAAGCGTCGGCGAAGTCGGTTGCCGGGACGGACAAAATATTGCCGGTACTGTACGGCTCGCCGTTGCTGGTCGGCGGGCTAATCGCTGGCATCGCGGCGTATAACCTGCGGCTCTATTTTATCGGCGTGCTCGGCTACGGCGAGCTTTCGAGTATCGGCAAGGTTTGGAACGGCACGCAGGAAGTTACGTCGCCGAATATGCATATCGTTAAGTATTACGGTACGCAAACGCAGACCGTCGACCCGACGCTACAAGCCGCGTTCAATCAATACGGGCACGCGTTTACCGATGCAATGCCCGGCGTCGCGTATCTCGTCGTCGGCATCGCGTCGGACTTTGAGCTTTCAAGCTATCCGAATTTTTCCGTTGAGTGCGGCGGAATGAAGCTCGCCGATTGGCGCGTCGGCGGTCCGAGGATCGCGTCGACTAATCCCGTCGTCTGTCTCGCCGACTTCATTACGAGCAGCGAGTACGGACTCGGGCGAACGTACGACGCCGCATCGTTCACGGCGGCGGCCGACTATTGCGACGAAAACGTTAACGCCGAGCGGCGCTATCAATTGGCGCTCGCGTTGACGGAGTCGCAAAAGGTCGGCGATTGGCTCGCCGCAATTGAAGCGTATACCGGTTCGATTCTGACGCGCCGGGCCGGCGTCTATTACTTGACGCCGCTTCGTCCGCGCGTAACGTCGATCGTCGTTAATCAGTCCAGGATTCTAGAAAACAGTTTTACGCTTGCGCTCAAAGCGCAACGCGACTTGCCGACGAAGCTTACCGTTAACTATACGGATTGGCGCGCGTTTCCGCCGTCGACGCGGCAAGCCGTGCAGACGTTGCCGGTTAACGCGCTCTTGCGCGAGTCGTCTATCTCGCTGCCCGGTTTCCCGTCGTACGGCATGGCAGCGCGATACGCTGGCCGTCGTTTAAATGCGCTCTGGTACGGGCAGCTATCCGCGCAATGGAAAGCGTTTGATGAAGCGTTGAATTACTCGCGCGGCGACGTGCTCGCGCTGACGTTCCCGGAATACGGCTTAGTCGGCGCGCTCTTCTGGATTACCGCGCTAACCGATCATGGCTTCGGCCGCTGGCAAGTCGACGCAGAGGCGTACGACGCGGACGCGTTTACCGACGTACCGCAGGCGCCGCCGCCGGTCGTTGACGCGGGCGGCATGGTGCCCGACATTGCGACGGCGCCAATACTCGTCGGGCCGATCACGATTACGGAAGAGCTAGTCGAATACGGTAACGGCGACTTTCGGCCGCGCATCCGCGCGACGTGGCCGGACGTGGCGACCGACCTAACCGCGTATTACTCTTGCGCGCTGTACGACGTTACCGACCCGCTGCGGCCGTATACGGTTGCGACAATGAACGTACCAATCTCGACGTTCATTTCGCCGCCGGTCGTCGAAGACCGAATCTATCGCTTGCTCGTCGTCGAAGTCGGCGCGAATGGTCTATCGTCGGCGATCCTCGCGTCGCCGGATTTGCTGACGCTCGGCAAGACCGCGCCGCCGTCGGACGTGACCGGCTTTACCGCGATCGAAGCCGGCGGCAACGTCTATTGTCAATGGACGCCGATTCCCGATTTAGACCGGGACGAATACGAGATTCGGCGCGGTGCCGTCGGCGCGCCATGGGCCAGCATGACGCCGGTAATCCGGTTGCTGTCGACGAACGCCGTTCTAAACTCGCAGCCGGTCGGCAATCAAGACTTTGCCATTAAGGCGAAGGATACGACCGGCACTTACTCGACGAACGCCGCGCGCGTAACCGTCAGCGTTACGGCCGATCAAAACCTTAATCTAAGCGGCCCGTTTAAATTCGTTCCGTACGCGACGTCGAACGTCGTTAGCTGGACGCCGTACGGCGCGTCGGTCGTGCAGATGGTTAACACCGATCCGGCCGGCCTATGGGCGGACGGCGCGACCGATCCGAATAACAATACGGGCACGTTTAACGACGTGCTTAAAGACGTCGTCATCGCTTCGCCGAATGCGGTACCGGCCTACATTGAGGCCGGGCCGTATGACTTCGGCGTGACCGTTACCGGCCGCATTTCGACCGTCAACAATTACAGCGTCATTGCTGGCCCGGCGGGCGGCGTAACGCTTTCGTATACGACGTCGACCGACGGGACGACGTATACCGCGTATACGCCGGGCGTCGTGCAGCCGATGCGCTACGTTAAATGCCGGCTCTCAATGGCGGCCGGCACGGTCATTCGCAGTCAGCAAGATTGGACCGTCGCAATTGTCGCCGTGCTCTTGACGGAGCAAGGGACCGTAACGGTCGGCGGTACTGGCAAGGCGACCGTAACGCTTGCGAACAAATACGCGGCATGGGTCGCGATCCAAGTAACGCCGCAAGGGAACACGGCGTCGCAGATTACCGGCGTTTACGATAACGTCCAGATTAGCGCGACGCTGCCGAATACCTTTGACGTCTATCTATTCAAAGCGAACGCGGCGACCGCTGGTACCGCGTCATGGTCTTTCCGAGGGGTGCGCTAATGGCAACCGATACGAACGGCACGAACGGCACGACGCCGCCCGAATTGCCGCCCGGCGTGATTACGTCGCAAGTGCAGTACCCGCCGGCCACGCCGCATCCGTCGCCGCTCGCCGCAGCGACGCCGCCGGTTACGACGACGAACGGCGAGCCAGTACCGACGCCGCTTGCGGTCTTCGATCCGACGAAGCCGACCATAGATCAAACGCGCGCGGCGGCGATCACTTCGATTCGCGATAACTTCGGCGCGTTGACGACCGCGGCCGGGATTGATCCGACGACGTATATCCCGAAGACCGGCGGGACCGCGCTCGACTTGCGGATCGCGAATCCGACGACGCTTACCGCATTACGCGTTGATTCGATCGCCGGACAGATTGCGCGCGTCGCATGGCAACAAGCATCGGTAATGCGTTTCGGTTTGGAAATGGCCGCCGACGGGACCGCGCTTTCGCTCTATACCTATGACAACGCGGGCGCGCTGTACTCGCTGCCGTTCCTGTCGACGCGCTCGACGCAGGAATGCCAGAGCGGGCATAACTGGCATTTCGGGCCGCTCGCCGGCCGCAATAACCGCTATACGATTGACATTATGAAGCCGTATTACGCCGGCATTCTCGTGCAAGAGTCGACGACGAATGCGGCGCAATTGTTTTTCATGTCGGGCGGCGAGTGCTATCACGACTTTTATA